CAGCAACAATGCCGCCAGCTCTGCGCCAGCTGACACTCCATTTTTGATCTGTCAGAATAGGCCAGGTGTTGTTGCGTTGGAACTCTCGGTTGCACATGGCAGCATATAGATTTTGTGCGTAGTTTTTACTGCCGCGAACTCGTGACAGCATGTGCTCGCTGGTACGCAGATCATATTCCATGTTGTCCTTTTGCCATTCAGGGTCTACAAGATCAGCTTCATCTTGTTCTTTGGCAGTTTTCCAGAATTCAAGATAGTGCTCTGGAACTTCCTCACCCTTTTCCTCCGCACGTTTGGTTGCTGCTTCGACTTGAAAGGTATGGCGTTCAGGGCTGCTGCTGGGTTTAGTTGAGCGATCTTTTGTCATCGCTGCGCTCCAATGCAGCAATAATTTGCTGCCGTGTATCTTCATCCAGCTCTTCAATGTCCTCATCAGTCAGCTCCGCGCTGTTTTCAAACAGCAGGCCCGACTCGGCAAATTCCTGGATTTGTTTTACAAACTCATCCAGTTCCTCTTGAGTACCTTCAAAGTTGTTGAAACAACCTGGATCAAAAATTAATTTGAGTGGTTTCTTTTCAGTCATCACATGGCCCGGATTCGGTTGATAACTGAATTGGCCTGGGACAGGTCCAGATCATCCTCTTGCATGTCTTGATCAATTTCTTCAAGAATTTCTTCTTGCAGTCGGGCCATCTCTGCCTTAATGGCCCGTACCGCAGCCAAAATTTCATCTGGGCTCTTGGTGTCGACCCATTGGGATAACTGTTTACTATTCATATCAAGAAACATTCTGGGATCAATATTGTCGGGGTTCATTGTACAGCTCCTGAGTTTAGTGTATAAAATATAATTATACTGCGAACTCAATTAGCGGTCAACGATACCGCACAAATACAACGATCTAAGGTACTGATCGTCTCTCGGGCATGTGATCTAGCCAATTTTTAATGCTGCTGTACATGGTGGCCATCATGGCTTCTTTGCTGGAATAGAATATTATTGCTTTTTTCTTGTAGTCAATGAAATAAGGATAGGTCAACTTACGGTCTAATGCCAGCAGCATGGTCTTATCCATTGTGATTTTGATATCGTCAAGTTCAACTGACCAAGATTCCAGACCTAATATTTTCATAGCTTGATAACCAAACACAGTCAGACGAAATCCGCCATTGTTGCGGATGTTGGTATACCAATGCAGCATGGCTTCTTCGAGAGTGATCCGGTGATCCTCAGGCAGTAGTTCTATCAGGCGTTTGGTTAGTTTACTTTTTGACATGGGGGAACACAGTCTCCCCTTGTGTAAGCAACACAACTGAAAACTTGTCTGTGCGGAATTGTGTGTTTAACTTTTTGGCCAAGTTGATGGCATGGCCTTGATTGGAGAATGAAACCTTCTTGTACTTTGGTCCAGGGTACTGAACCAAGAGATTCGAGGTTTTAAGATTGATAGGTTGGCCATCGAAGAATACCGCCCATATTCCTTCAGCCGCCAAGACCTGTTCAGTCTTGTAAGTACTTTTATTTGTAAGCTCAACTAACACTTGAGGTTTAGGTCTTGACATTCATTAAACTCCTACATTTATTTATCAATAATGTAAGCCGTTTTTAGAAGGTGCCACCATTTACTTCTAGATCCACAGTGGGGTTAGTGGATGCTGCTGCGGTGTTTTGTTCATGTAAAGTCTGAAGAGCCAACAGTATCTTGGTGATATCTGCATGAAGATCTTTGGCATCGCTCATACTCATTGTGAAATCACGTTGCTGTCTAGCATCTGCTGCTTTAATTCGATCTATAAATCTATTGATATGCAAGCTCATTAGTCATTCCCACAAGTGTTTCGCGATGTTGCTACCGCTTTGAATTCCATATGCGGAGCAATGTCGTTATCAAATATCTGTGCCATCTGACGCCATAATGATTCACGCTCTTCTTTTGTCATACCCGAAGTCAGAATAGATGTATAAGACGATTCGTTGTTTGGCCAGTCCTTGGTAATGCCATAGTCATGACGCCAGGTATGGCACATGCTGGTTATGATTTGATCTCTTGTTTTCATAGTTTATTCTCGGTTGATATATTTTGCCAATTCAGGCGGCTGCCATCCGGTTGGCTTCATGACCTTGCCATCTTCACGCTTACGAACACGACCAGTTAAGCTATCAATCTTGGCAAAGTTTGTGCTCATAACTTCCTTCCAAGCACCTTCGGCATCAACACCTAGTGATTGTAAAGCACCCACAGTCACAACCATAATGTCGATTAGGGCATCAAGTGTTTCAACTTTATCAACTGGCAAATAACCGATACGATCAAGATTCTGATTTAAGCCTTGAGCTTCCAGTAATTCGTTGTATTCTTCCTTGATAAGTTTTAGATACAGTTTAAATTGATCTTCGTTAGACTCGCCCACTGTTTGTTCGCAGGCCTTCATAAATTTTGCTTGGTCTCTAAACACGTTGCTCATTGGCTTGTTCCTCAGTGTGAAATGGTCCACGATACGGATATCGTTGTAGTGTAATTAGTTTGGGACAAAATTCTGTTGTCCAACTACGACCTTGCTTGACTTGATACCAGCCGGCTGCGTACCAACTTTTACTGCGAGGTTCTTGAGTCCAAAGAGGTACCTGGTGTTTGACATCGTATATGGCATTAAATGCCTGCCCGGCTGTAGGGTATCCGTGCGCTGAATTTAAACTGACAGCAGCCGGTCTTTTAGCAACAGGTTCGAATGCAATTGCTATTTTTTGTTTGATAACATTGATGTTCTTATAACGCTGTGTGTGGTCACCAATTTTTACGCTGAAGCCATCTGCACCGGCTTCTATATTGCCAACTTTGTTCTCGCCATCTTTTAGAATCCAAAATTGATTTGGTACAACAGTTTTAGCTATGATCATCCAATACTCCTTTGTATGTTTCATTTAACCAGCGAGCATACTGCTCTGCTGATTCACTGGCCTTGACCAGTTCGTACTTGCCACAAAACTTCATGAATCTAATGCCTACCTGCCCCACATCCTTATGACTAATCATGCTGCAGATACTGTCGTCTACTGATTGTTTGATATCAACAGGCTGTGCTGTAAGGTCAATTAGAGTACGATTGCGTTCGTAATCATCAAGTACACGATGTTCTACACCGTCTGGGTCAGTCCATCTTTGCAACATGATGTTATTCCATGCATACCCTTGTTTATTGCGGTCTTCAAATGCTTCTGTTAGACCCACTTTGTTCTTGGTACCTTTAACGCGAACGCCGGGATATGCCGAAAACACGTTGTCGCTGGAATCACCACGCATGCATTTTTCAAACAACAACCATTCGGGATTGGGAATAACTTTGGGTTCTTTAGTTTTTTTGTCAATTACAGGTCGGCTTTTGGCATCAAAAATCCCGCGGATTGTCAGCAACTCATCAGTAATACCGTTGTATTGATCGACATTTTCAGCAAGCAGCTGAACAAAGTCTGTATCGCTTGAAATAATTACATGATTATCTTGGGGGTGTAGTGCTATCCAACGAGCAATGATATCGTCGGCTTCTGCGTTTTCGTTTCTGATTACTGAGCAATTGGTACTCTCAGCCAAGTATTTAGTCAAGTTATCAAACGTTTCCCAGAACAGCTTGTCTTCAGCTTGTTCTTTTTCTGTTTGTGCTGCACGAGCATCTGATCGATTACGCTTGTAAGGAGCATAGATATCCTTACGCCAACTACGGCCTTCCAGGGCAAATACCACATGGTCTGCACCAAACTTATTGACTACTTTGTTTACAGCACTAAGAGTTATGTGTAGAGCGTAGCCAACTTTCTCCCATTCGTCAGCAGCACGAAAGGCCACATGGCGAGCACGAAAGAACAGATTAGCTGTATCAATAAGAATGTATTTCATTTTGGCCTAAATTAGTTTATTAGCAACAATGTATTGTAGCATAAAATGAGCCCAAGCACTATGAGCTTCTTTACCGAAATGCCAGGAATCTTTGGAAACTGTTTCAAATCCGTTGTTTCTTAGCCACTCGTGATAGGTTCCAGCAGCATCGTATGGTTTGATATAGCTGGTTCCCCAATCCTTTTGGGACTGCATACCTTGAAAACTATGGTTACCGTTGAAGAAGATATGCTTGACGCCAAGTAATTTAAGTTCTTGATGAAAATTCCAAATGTCCTCGTGAGCATCGACACAGACATTGTACCAGTTGATGCCGGCAATGTACTCTTTATACTGTTGCTGGTGACTTTCTGGAACTACATCAACACCGCTGGCATTGACTTGATGGTACGTTCCGTTAATAAGCCACTCTTGTCTTTCCCAAGTGGACCATTGAATGATAACCAAGCCATCTCGATATGCTGCTGGGTGATCCAACAACCACTGGCGTGTAGTACGCATGATTCGAGTATTGCTTGCTGCAGATTCCGCACCGCAAGTAAAACCGGCCT